GGCGTCGGGGCGAGTTACCGCGGTGACCCTCGGCGACGAGCCACTAGTCCTGCGACTCTTCTAATCCATGTCCCAATCAACTGACACAGAAACAGCGACGGCAGCGCCACTTCCACGCAACCCGACCCGGTCCGGGGCCCACGCGTTGCGGTGGTTCGAGACGATGATCTGGCACGACCACGCCGTCTGCAGCGAGTGCTTCGCCCGACTCAAGCGGTCAGACATCGCCGAGCGCGACCACTGGGGCAACGAGGATGCCATGTCCTGGCGGACCGGCTCGGCCGTTCTCGGTGAGGACCTCATCGAGCCGCCGGCGTCGGTCGCCAACTGTGCCCCCATGCCCGAGAGCAAGACCACCTGCGCCGAGTGTGGCTCGGTCCGGGGCCTCTCGCAATCGGAGACGCTGTCGATCAGCCAGGCAATCGACCGCGTCCCAGCCCTCGCCGCCCGCCTCCAAGAGGCAGGCTACCACGTCGACACGCGTCGCATCTACGCCGCCGTCGAGCACCTCAAGAGTCTCGACGAACACACCGCTGACGACAAGCGGATCTTCGCTGTCGCCGCAGCGCTGGGAGTCCAGCGATGAGCGTCCGCCCGTCGACGCCGGATCGCGTCGCCGTCGAAACGCTCTAGGGCGACATCCGTTCTGGGCCCGTCGTTGACGAGCTCGTCGAGGCCGACGTTCACGACATCCAGCGTGTGTTCCGCGTCAACCTCGGTGGGACGATCATCCGTGTCCCAGAGGCCGACGCCGGTATCCCCGATGATGCGGTGACTGCCACGCGGCAGTAGACGAGGGGATGCATCGTTCGTCAACCGGCCGGCACTTCTCCAGTTCAAGCTCATCCGGCATACGCCGGCCGCCCTGCCCGGGTCTGGTGCGCTTCTACGAGCGCGGGGTTCGACTCCCCGTCCGGGCCTACGATGAGTCGCAGTTGCACAGGAGGCGCGTGATGGTCTCACTCTCATTCCTCGTCGAGAACGCCTCAACGGCGGTTCTGGTGATCTTGTATCTCTTTTATGAGATTCACCACGGTCGGCTCGAGCGCGTCGCCGACAAGGTCGATGAGGTCATCGTCGCCGTCATCGCTCTTGCCCAAGAGAACGACGACATCGACGAGGACGAGGTTGCGGACCGACTGAATGGCTCGTCGCCGGACGATCTCCGTCTTGACAATGACTAAGCACAAGCGCAAGGCCCGGGATGCTATCGTCGGGCTCCTGATCGCACTCGCACCGTTTGCATACAAGCAGATCACGCTCGGGAACCGCGTTGTCGGTGGGACCACCATCGTCGTGATGTGCTCGCTCATCCTCGTGTATCGCTACGCCGACGCACAGCTCATCGAAGCTGCTCGCGAGGTCGCCGACGCGGATGGCGACGACGCCGTCGCCGACGACCTCAAACCAGTGCTTCGCCGAGTCGGCCGGTTCTTCCGTCGGCGTCTTACCTCCCGCAAACAGTGAGTCGAACCAACATTCCGGTCTCCGACGCTGTCTACGACCAGCTTGCCGACCACAAGGCTGAGGGCGAGACGTGGGATGACATCCTCGAGCAAGCCGCCGACGCGCTGGACGAGGACCGGCTAGCGAGCAAGCTGCGTGCATCCCACCGGAACAGGTCGCGGAGATCGCTCGTGAGACCGCAAGTGAAGTCGAGAATCGCATGACACGACGGTGAGGGCACTTTGCGTGCATTTCGATGCGGACCACTCGGTTGCTGCCAACAGCCCCATGCAGTGCCGATAGCCGTTCGAGCCAGTCGGCTTTCCACGGGGCTTTCTCGGCTGGTGAGGCGACGTGGTCCACCCAGCGGTTTCAATACTACAACCGATGACTGAGGTTCTCGTTGCACCAGACGATATCGCACAGCAGCTTCGCGAGTATGTTCGGGCTCACCCGGACATCCGCAAAGACGAGTACGACCACTACGACGATCCAGTCGAAGGCGCGTGTTACGTCTTGGCTGAAGCGTACTTCCATGCCTGCGGCGGTGAGGAGAGCGACCTCGAGGTCCATCGACTGGACTGGAGCGACGTCTACGAGGACGCCGGTGGCGCCCACTGGTTCCTTCGCCGGGGCGACACTGTCGTCGACCTGTCGCTCCCGACGCCGGCGGACGGCGACGACGTCCCGTGGGATGCCGCCCGCCGGCGTGCGTTTATCACCGGCTACACACCCTCAAACAGGGCCCAGCGCGTCCTCACGGCGCTGGACATCGCATACTGAAAACAACTCACCTCATGGCGGACCGTAACTACGGCGACGAGTGTGGCGACCACGGTGGCAACAATGGCACCTGTGGGCTGCCCGCTGGGTGGGGGACGGACTTCGACTCCGGGAAGTGCCGCCACTGCCGGGGGACGTCGCCCGACGGATCCAGCCACGAGGGCAACGACAACGCCGAAGGGAACGACGGCGGCGCTCCCGAAGACAACACGAACGCAGTCACGCATGCGCTGTACGTCGAACACAACCGCTTCTACCAACAGGTCATCGGCGACGGGCTGCGTGAGCTGTGCGACGACATCTTCGAGGGGTACGTCAAGAAGTACCGCGAGGTCAACGGTGAACCGGTCGCCGGGGAAAAGGCCCGCCTCTCGGAGGTCGCTGTCAACCAGATCAAGATCATCCACTCAGACAACTGGGCGGTCGACAAGCCCGATGACCTCGAGTCCGGGAATGCGTTCGTCGACAAGGAAACCCGAATCAAGACGACTGAACACGACGCTCGCGAAGAACACCGGTACACTGAATCGGTCGTCGTGAAGACCCAACAGCGCCTCCGAAAAGAGGACCGGAAGTGGCTCAAGGACATGGGCCTGCTCGGGCCGGATATCGACGTTGCCGTCGACGGCGAGGTCGACCACAATCACGACCACGGCCTCGACGAGAGCACGCAGGAGATCATCGAAGACCTCGCGGAGGACCTGCGAGCATGAACCCACTCGGCTATCACATCCTGGCTCGCCTGACGCCGCCGGCGTCGCCGGACCAGAAAGCTGAGTTCGGACGGTACGAGAACAAGGCGCCGGACTACGCCCGGTCGCAGTATATGCCCGACCTTGTCACGGAGAACCTGCCCGAGGTCGTCCGCCGGGAGTTCGCCCTCGATCCACCGGCAACGCCCGACGACGTCGACCGAATCACCGGCGATAACTACCAGGCGTTCTGGCTCACTCGGGTCGAGAGCGAGCCGTGGGACATCTACACCATCGCCGAGGACATGGCCGAGCGGTTCGACATCAACCGCGGCTGGGCGTTCAAGACCGCCCGTCAGCACCTCAACCAACTCGTCCTGCAGGCCCGGATGCGTGGCTACCGCCAGGAACGTCTTGCCGGCCGGCGTTTCCGCTGGGGCGGGCCCGACGCCGACCATCCAGCCTGCCAGTGGATCCGGTCCCAGATTCCCGACGAAGGCGCACCGTATCACGAGGTAGTCGAGCTGATGCAGACGGCCAAACATCGCTTCGTCGAGGAGCCGCCGTCCAGCCCACACGTTGTCCACGACTGGTGCCGCCACGAGATCCGGGAGGTGCAGTGACGTATGTCAGCCGATTCCGCTTCCAGTGACCCGACCGACAGGTGGGCAGAGGTACTGTCCGACCCAGCGGCGCGAAAGCAGTGGCTGCCGGCGTTCTCGATCGACCACCTCGGCACTGAGGGCATCCTCGCACCGCCGAAGCACCTCCAGGACTGGTACCAGTCAGTCCATGACGCCGTCACGGATGCAGAGACGCCGAAGAATCAGGCACTGTTCGCGCCGCGCAACTACGGCAAGACCGTCTCGACGATCGAGGTCGTCCCGGCGTGGCTGGCGGTCAACTGGCCGGATATCCGGATGGCGATCGTCTCGCACAAGAAAAAGCACGCCAACAAGCGGGCGAAGACGGCGGTCGCGGCCATCGAGGAGGCGTGTGAACGCTACGATGTCCCGGTCTATGACGAGTCGAAGACGACGATCCAACTCGAGGCCGGCCGGACCAACATCGAGCCGACGCTGGAGCCACTGTCGATCCGGACCTCGGACACGGGATCACACTTCGATGTCATCATCTACGACGACATCGCGACGCTGACCAACCAGACGACTGCACTCCGGGAGACGATCTCGGAGAACTTCGAAGAGTTCGTCGACAACGTCGCCGCCAAACGCGGGGCAACCTGTCTCCCGCACAAGAGCGTCAACATCGTCATCGGGACGCGCAAGACGCCGGACGATGTCTATCGCGAGCAGATCCTCGCGACGAACACGCCCGAGTGGGACGGCCACATCGCCCGTGGCGTCTCGCAACCGGGCTGGTCGGCCCGTGTCTGGCGGGCGACACCGGATTGGCACGTCATCGAGAACGAGGAGTACGTCGTCCACGGGACCGACGGCGCCGTCTACGAGACGCTGCGGAACATCCCTGATGACGTCGACATTATCGACGACGGCATCCGGCCGGCTGACGACACGCAGTTCCGCACCCTGTGGCCCGATTTCGAGCGGCCCGAGACGCTGCTGACGAAGGTCGTCTCGAAGGCCGGCGACACGGGCCTCTGGCAGGCAGAAAACCAGCAGAATCCCGAGGCCGCCGTCGGGCGCGTGCTGGATCTGGACTGGCTACGCTTCGTCGACCCGATCCCGCGCGACGACTGGGACGCCTACGAGTGGTATGCCGGTCTCGACTTCGCGAACCCAGACAACCTCGCGGCGAGCGAGCGTGGCGAGTCGGACTACTGGGCGCTGGCGGTGTATGCCTACGACCGCGAGCTCGACCAGGAGTACGCCGTCGACGTTTGGCGCGACCGGGGTTACATGTGGGAAGAGGCGGCGACGGAGTTCGTCGACGTCCACCTCGCGGACTACCCGGTCGGCGAGTTGCTGGTCGAGTCCAACTTCGACGGCAACGAAATCGCCGACGTCGTCGCCGACAACGTCGACATCCACGTGACGCCGACGGCCTCGGATGGCGACAAGGAGCAACGCCTCAACGCGCTCGCCAACCGCTTCCAGCAAGGCCAAGTCAAGGTCGCGAGCGAGGAGAACGAGCGCTGGGAGTCGTTCATCCGCGAGGAATGGCTGCCGTTCCCGGATGCGAGTCACGACGACCGCTTCGACGCGCTCGAGATCGCGTCCCGGGGCCCAGATGGCTCGGTTGATCACGTCACTGACGACGAGTTCGAACATCTCGACTGGTAAGTACACATGGCTGATAGCACCCCACGCACGACGAAGCTCGGCGAGGACGAGGACGGAGAGTTGGTCGCGATCGACTGGCCCGACGGCAACATCGACCAGTCACTCGCGGCGCAGATCACGTCGACGCCCCAGACCGATGAGTCCCACTCCGGTGACCACGCTGGCGAGACGGGACCGATCCCGCGGGCGGCCTCGAGTTCCGGCGTGTTCGGGAGCATCGACCTGCGGACGTTCTCGCTCAACTCGACGGAGCTGGCAACGACGATCAAGCGGTTCCGCGACGAGATGTATCGCAACCAGTTCCCGGTGCTGGTGCCATCGTTCACCGACCGCTGTCTCGAGTGTGGCACCGAGTTCGATGAAGAGCGCGACACCTGCTCGGTCTGTGGCCACACGGAGTTCGAGGGTCCGTCACGCGAGCAGAAACACTGGCTGGCGTCGTTCGTTGAGTCGGTCAACGCTGAGGACCAATCCCTTGCCAGCCTGCTGAAGTACGAAGAGGACTTCCAGAGCTATCGCGGCGTCTCGACGATTTTAGCCCGACTCAAGTACCAGCAGGTCACCAAGGACATCGCCGTTGCCGGTCGGCCGATCCAGTCGACGACGCGCTGGGAGCCGACAGCGCTGAAAGAGCTCGTCCACGCCGACCCGACACGCATCCTCCCGATCCTTGATGAGCACAACCGCCACGGTGGCTGGTGGACATGCCCTGCCCATCGCGAAGAGTACTGGGAAGCTGAGGATCTCACGTTTGAGGGGGACGCTGACCGACCGACTGAGGTCTGCCCGCACTGTGGCTCTCAGCTAGCCGAGGTCGGCTACGTCGAGACGAAACCAGGGTCGACGCGGGATATCCGAACGCTGTACCTCACTCACGAGGTCATCGACTGGGCCCGACATTTCCCGATCCGCAACGGCCTCGACGGCCAGTCGCCGATCCGGCCGCTAATCAAGCTACAGGCGATTCTCCAGTGGTCGCGCAACTACGACCTGCAGTACCTCTCGCCACAGAACGACCAGCAGCTGCCAGACAAGTTCCTCGTCGCCTACGGCAAGAACGTCCGTTCCAGTCTCCGGGCGTCGCTCAAGGATGAGGAGAGCAACAACCCGTGGGAGCAAGGGCGACTGATGTACGAGGGCAACCCGGACGACGTTGATATCGAACTGCTGGACCTCTCGTCGTCCTCGGGACTGAACGGCCGCGAGCCGATGGTCGAGCGCCTCATGTCCCAGATTCGGGCGATGTTCGGGCTGACGGACGCCTTCGAGAACGAACTGTCGGACGCCGGCGGACTCAACGCCGAGGGCACACAGGTCGAGATCACTAACTCAGCGGTCGCCGCTGCCCATCAGGATACGAAAGACAAGGCGCTGGACAAGCTCTGTCGGATCGTCGCAATGGTTGACGGCCACTGCGACTGGGAGTTGGCCTACGTCGATCCCGAAAGCGAGGACTCGGCACTCTCCCCGCTGGAAGTCCTGCAGGGTGTCGAACTGGCACACAAGACCGGTACGCGCGTCACTGTCGAGGATGGCCAACTTCAGATCCCCGATCAGGAAATCGATCCGACCGAAGCTGGCGCCGCGACACCGGACGCCCCGGCGGCTGAGCCACCTCCCGACGGACGTTCTTCTGAACCGGCCGGCGGCAGGCAACCCGTCGGCGCTGGCTCACCTGACCGTACCGACGCTGCAACTACACCTGATCCTGAACCGCAACCTGACCGATGACACAGCACTACCCGCGGCGTTTTGAACTCGTTCGGACTGAAGACGTCTCAGACACGTCGGGAACCGGCGTTGTCGCTGTCGGCGTCGCGTATCCCGACGGCGCCGTCCATATGCAGTGGCGCAACGCCGAGAACGACGACCTCGATACAGACAGCAACGGCGTCGCGTTCAAACCAGCACCGGACGGCGTCGGTGCGACAGTCGAAATCCACGGCCACGGCGGCCGGACAGTCATCCGCTGGATCGACGCCCACCCATGTCCGGCAAAGGACGATATCCTCGAGTGTGAGGAGTGTGGTGAGACGTACTCGCAGCTACAGGGCCAGCAGTGCCCGCTCTGCATGGAGTGATCTACGATGCCTATCCAAGTACTCAACCAGCAAGTCAGTAGCCAGCCGACCGCCAACGTCGGCGACACAGTCGACGCCAGCGGCCCGATCAAAGACCGCCGACTCACTCGTGAGGATGTCCCCGAGGAGTGGGAAGAGCCGATCTTCGACGCTGAGAACTTCATCATCGAGGGGCCGGCGTCGGTCGAGATCGTCGACCGGACCGGCCAGCAGGTCCAGATGGAAGCCGTCGAGGACGCCCTTTGCCGGTACATGGAGTCTGAGCGCGAGCCGGGCATCATCTCTGACAAGCATGACGACGTCCCGATTGGCGTCCCGCTGTGGGAGTGGGTGACCGACAACGGCACGATGTACGAGACTGACGTTACCGGTAGTGAGTTCACGCTCGTTGCGAATCTCGGCAACGAGACGACGATGAGCAAGAAGGCTCGGGCGCGCTGTCTGACTGGCGATTATGGCGGCTACTCAGTGACGGTCTATTCCAACCGCGAGCATCAGAAACCCGACGGGACACGTGTCACCGTCGACTGCGATCTGCATGCGGTGACGCTCGGCGACGAGGAGCTCGTGATGAACCCCGCGGCAGATTTCGACGTTGTCGACTTCAAGTACGGCGCGCATCTGGAGGCCGCGATCCAGCGGCGACTGCGCCGGCGCCGAAGCCTGGTCGGGCAGGTTGAGCAGAAGCTCGGTACTGGCGACGGGACTGAGGAGTCACTCTCGGACTCCGTGCTCGCGAAGCTGCAGACTGACTGAACAGCTCCCCGATGACTGGACGGTCGGCCACCGTCCGAGAGGGACCATGGCCATGCATTCACTATGGAGTTTTTCGGCTCGACTGACACGGTCGACCAGAAAGCCCAGACCGTGCTGGACGACCTCTCTGAGGACCCCTCACCGTTTGAGATCCTTCAGACGGCCGACCAGCAGGCGGGCGATGATGTCGACCCCGAGACGGTAGTAACGAGAATGCGCAATCTGGACGACGCGGTCGACGCCAAACTCGGCGCCGTCGAAGGCTCCGATGTCGACCAGAAGGCGATGCGGGATGCGGCCGGCGCGGTCGCAGACCGGACGCCACTACAGGAGGCTGATGCCCTGGATCTGCTTTCGGCGGCCGCCGATAGCGCCGAGCAGCAGGACCCATCGACGTTTCTTGAGGCGTTCAGCGATGTCGCCGGCGTCGACCAGAACGCGCTGACAGACACCCTTTCGACTGACATGACTGATCCAACCAACCCCGATAGTACCGACCCCGACGCCACGCCTGACGACGGCGTCGACCAGAAACAAGACGGCGGCGATGGCGACGCAATGGACCCGATCGACCTCGTCGAAGAGATCGGCGGCTCCGATGCTGCTGACACCGTCGAAAGTTACGCCGACTCCGTCGGCAAGGACATCCAGGAGGCCGCCGCCGAATGGGTCTCCGAGAACGTCCCTGGCGTCACCGTCGAAGGACACGGCAACAGTCCGGACACCGGTGCGCCGGCACCGGCCCAACCGGATATGAACGGCGACGACTACGACCGCAATCCCGAGCCTGACCAGATGCTCGACGACGCCAGCATCAACGAGCGTGTTGCTGACGCCGTCACCAGTGACGAAGTCCTAGACGAGATGGCGGGCGCGGTTGCTCAGAAGCTCGCGACTGATGACGACCTCGCAGACGAACTGGTCGGCACGGTCGAGCAGAAGGGCGACTTCGCGACGACGGATGAGACGGTCACAACTGCACACGAGGGCAGTACGAAGACGGTCGGCGAAGCCGGCGCGGTCACCGGAGGTGGCAACGAATGAGTATGAGCGCCCACCCGATGCACTCCTACGCTGGTGGGAGCAGCCCCGGCCGCTTCCTCGAATCGAACAAGCTCAATGACGTCCCGATGGACTGGGACGAGGGGCTGCTTCAGCGGGCGCAGTACGACTCCTCGACCGCAGCGCACGTCAACGCCATCTACACGGCGACGCTGTACGCACAGTACAATCAGGAACACTCGTGGTACAACGCACTCTCGCAGGTCGACCGGTTCAGCGCCTCGCTGGAAGGGCCAGTCACCGCGAAGGCCTACCGTGCTGCGACCAACCCTGTCGACCTGCAGACCCACAGTGAGGGTGGCAGCGTCTCCTCAGGGACAACGTTCGGCGTCGAAGAGGTTGAGTTCGACCCCAAGCGCTCGGAGACGGTTGCCGAGGTGTCGGACCTGCAGGAGATCTACGCTGCTATCGAGGACGCCGTCGGGTTCGAAGAGTTCTGGCAACTCCAGCAGGAGCAGCTAGACCTCGCGATCGACCGCGACGGCATCGCCGACGCCGTCGTCCAGGGCGACACGGCCTACGACAGTACGGACACGATCACGTCGCTGGACCGCGCGGTCGCCTCCAGCGACGAAGAGGCCAACGCGACAGACCCAAACGGCAACGCCTACAACGACGGCGATCTCGACTACGGCAGTGTCGACCGGTCGACCCACACGTGGGCAGACTCGTTCGTCGACCACAACGGTGCGTCCGGGCCTCGCCAGCTCACCAATGACCTGTTCAGTTCGTTCCTGAACTCGATGAACGAGTTCGCCGACGTCGACGTCTACTCTGACACGGCGATCCTCACGGGGCATGACACTGCTGGCATCCTCTCGGATCTGGCTGCGGACCGCAACAACGTCCGGAACGTGATCTCGATGAACCAGAACCGGACCGAGAGCGTCGGCGATGCGTCGACGATCCGCGGCGTCTCCGGAACGGCTCGCCATCGCGACTACGACGGCATCCCGATCATCGGCAACCAGCACGCGATCAAGCACGGCGACATCTCGTCGATCTTCCTCGTTCCGACAGACACGATCCGTGGCCAGCCCCGCCTCTCCATCGAGCAGTTCACCGAGCCCTACACTGAGACGGCCGGCCGCGGCCAGACGCAGGGGTACCTCGCAACCGGTGAGTACCGCGAACAGGCGCTCATGCTGATGCACCATGAGGTCATCAACCGCGACTTCGCCTCTGCCGGGCTGCTGCGCGATCTCGCGGAGTAACGCTCCATGACTGAGACTACTACCATCACTATCACTGTCGAAATCGGCGGCCGTGTGTTCGTGCGACAGGTCCAAGGCACCCACTGGGCCCGTGACGATGACGGCCGGCTGTACGTCTACGACGACGACACGACCGTCCTCGATGTCGGCGCCGGCAGCGTCGTTGAGGTGCTTCGCGAGGACGACGTCGAGACCGTCGCGACGATCGACTCCGACACTATCACTGATACCACCACTCCCACTGACTCATGCCAGTAATCACGCTCAACAGCGCTGAAGAGTTCGAAGAGAAAGGCCACGCCGACGTCGAGTTTGTCGGGTTCCGCTACACCGGCGACCGCTCGGTCAAGACTGATCAGGACCTCCGTCAGCGGGCCGGCTACGACGGCCCGCCGAAGTTCCAGCAGGGACGGGTTTACTTCGCGATCCTGCCGACGAACCTCGACGAAGACCACGTCGAGAACGCCTCGATGGGCGTCCACGCTCTCGAAGCGCGGTCCGACTTCGAAGTCCTGTACGACGCCGAACGGCTATCTGAGGCACTGCTCGACCGCAACTACCTGCCGACGGATGTCTTCTACGAGGGGTTCGACCGATGGAAGCGTGCCAAAGTCATGGAGAAGCTCGCGCTTGACGACGCCGGCCGCGTCTATGACACGGATGACGAAGCGCCGTATCGCGAGCAACTCCGTACCATCGCCGGCGTCGAACCCGACGACGAAGCCTCGGTCTCCCAGCAGCGCACTGACGAGTATGTCGGCCGCTTCTCGCGGGCTGAGGCATCGGATGTCGTCAAGGTCGTCCGACAGGACCCCGACGAGATCGACCTCCGAACGGCCGGTCTTACCGATATGGCAGCATACCTGACGCGGTTCGCTCCCGACACCGTCGAGCAGGCCATCGACGCCGCCCTCGGCGAGGACGACCCCGAGGATGTACCGATCACTCGCGTCGACAATCCGGGGGCTGATGACGACGCCAGCGACGACGGCGAGGACTGATCCATGGCTGACGTCCGCTACGCGCCGACCGACGCCGTGCTCCGGGCGCTGGACCTCGAGCCGAACACGGTGCAGGAGTCCCTCAAGACGCGGGCGGAGTCTCGTGTTGCGTCTGCCACGCAGAAGTGGATCAACCGGACCAACCAGCCGTTCCATCCTAAACGAGTCGGTGATCCGTCCGAACCACGAACGTGGGAAGTCTACGACGTTCAGGACGCGGTCTCCTGGCACCCGGCGACGATCAACCTCGACAACGCCAACCCATTGCCGATCGACCCGGCGCAGGGCGATGTCATCGAGGTCCGAAGCAGTCGCGACGAGTGGGAAGATATCACCGACGAAGAGGGAGACACCTTCACGCTGGACTATCGCCGCCGGCGGCTTCGTGTCTTTGAGCGCCGGTTCGCGAACGCGCCGTGGGACGACCCCAACACACGGTTCTGCCGGCTCACGTACCGTCATGGCCCACTCGGTGAGGACGTGACAGTCGCCGACGACGGTCTGGTCGAGGGCGTGCCACCGGACGTTGTCGAAGCCGTCGCTGCGAAGGCGGCGACGATGCTGGCTCTCGATGACGACCAGCTGACGAGCGCTCCCGACAGCGGCCAGCTGACAAATCGGTCGACGAAAGAACAGGCGCTTGAAGAGACGTGGAACGACACGACCGCTAGCTACAGCGGCTTCTCGACGCTATGACATGGCCATCAACATACCTGTCCCGCTGGAGATCGCCGTCGAACTCCAGACAGATCCACTCGGCGGGAGCGTCACTGTGACTGTCGTCGATGCACCTGCCGAAAGTGCTCGTGAAGCGCTGCTTGACGATATCGAACGGAAGCTGGTCGGTGAACGGGACAACCTCGTGTTCAAGACGGTCAAGCGAGCTCACCAGCAGCTGCGGCACTACGCCACCCGGAACGGCTACACTGAGGGGCC